CCACAAGATTTACCGGTGCGGACATCTTTCCAGTCTTCTTTAAACCAGCGTTTTAATGCCGCACCTTTTTCAGTCTTACGAACCGCCACGAGCTTTCTTCTTCCTACATTTGGCTATAGCGCCAGAAGCATAAGCACTGGGAAAGACTTTGTATTGACTCTTTACCTTACGGTAGCAGTCGTCTTTCACAGTGCCGCCTTTTTTGTAATAGCGTCTCATTAGCACATCTTGCAGGGGCGAACGCCTTTTTTAGCACATCCTGCACCGCGTACCTTACCACCTGACTTGTAGTTAGTCATACCACCACCCATCATCATTTTGGGCTTTTCCATTTCTTTCTTTGGCGTTTTCTTGTCCATTTTTTCTGCGCGTTTTTTAGCGTCGCGCATGGGTAGTGTAGAGCGGTACTCAGATTCACCTTCCATCATCATACGATCAATGTCTTCTTGAGACATAGGCTTGCGCTCAGGCATCATCCCGCCTTCTTGGTACTTCTTCATCTTCTTGTCAGCTTTCACGTATTTCTCTCCTACTGATTGTGGTATCCCGGTTTTCTTAGCAAACTCGGGATTATTTGCTACCGCCGTCATTAGCTTATGTTGCGCTCTACTCATACTAGGCATGGTGCTTACCACTTAACCTTGTCGGCCCAGTACGCCGCAGACATCTTACCTTTCTTAATGTTCTTGCCGTGCCGAGCTTTGAACGAAGCGCGTTTCTTTTTCATGCGCTCAGATTCACCTGCTTTAGGTTTACCTGCCGTACTAGCGCCTTGCTCACCAAAACGTATTACCTTCTCTTTCCCACTCTCACATGCCTTTACTACATGAGACTTCTTGGGGTGAGACGGCGTTCGCTTAGGCTTGTTGCAAGCCATCTTCGATTTTTCTACTCGACCACCTTTCGCATAATAAGTGCGCATGGTAATTACCCGTAGAACACAGTCACAGACGCTACGTTAGTCAAGTCCAGATACACATCGGTTTCAAACAACACACCTTGCGCAGGAATAACGACTTCGTAAGCATCAGCTACCGCAGGAGTAGCAATGTTAATTTTAGTTGTGCCGGAAGCGCCGCCATCTTTGAGTACAATGCTGCCGCCTGTGGCTGTAGCAAGATACGATATAGATTTAACGCGAGTTCGAGCACCGTATATAGTACCGTCAGCAGTTAGTGTTGCACTACTGACATCGGTTTCCATCGCCATGCTTTACTCCTTGTTGCTAGACTTCTTAGTCTTTTTAGCAGCTGGTTTAGCCTTGGGTTTCTCAACGCCAACGCCACGCCTAATCAGTTCCTCTGAGCTAGGCGTGTTTCTAGGTATTAAAGCCATATATCAGCCCCTTATGAATCAGAAATAGCTGCGCCCGTATCAGAACGAAGCCAATCAGTTCCATCAGAAAAAGCTAGAATAGGAGACCCTGCCGCGCCATCAGACACATAGATAAGAGTGCCAGCAATGCTTGTAGCCGCTGGAGCGCCTGCTACGTCGTATGTTGGGACTTGAACCAAGCCTACCACATCACCAGTAACATCACCGGTAAAGCCATTAGTAGATACTACGGGACCAGAAAAAGTTGTTGTAGCCATTATATGTTCCTCACATGCAAGTTTGGTGTATCTGTCTGCATGTCGTCAGCTAGGTCTGTCAGATACACGTTAGTTGTTTCCTAGTATTGTCTTTGTATCATGTACAAAAATAGTCGTCAATAAAAAAGGGGCCGAAGCCCCTTTCCGGTATTAAGCTCCAGCGGAGCCGAAGATACCAAGCGGATCAGAAACACCGAAGCTGTAGCGCTCACGAGCTTTGTATCGGCTGTTGCCAGTATCAAAGTCTGCATCCATAGAAGTCTGCATCGGAGTACGTACAAAGTGCTTCAAGCCATTCGGAACGTCAGTCAACAAGAACCACGCGTTGGTGTCAGTCAAGTAGTGGTTGACTGAGTAGCCTTCGGGGATTGAGCCGTTGTTACGAAGTGCGTTGAGATCGTTGTCAGCAGTTGCCACACGACCTTCAGTTTCGAGCAAACGAGTTGCAACAAACTGCAATGAAGGAGGTACGATCAACTTACGAGGCTTAGCAGCGATCAACAGACCACGCTCATCCGTCCAGCCAGCAATCTGAATAACAGCCGCTTCCAAAGAAGTTTCGTTAAGGTCAGCTGCAACAGCAGGAGTGTTTGAGTTAACGCCACCAGAGATCAGTGGGTGGTCAGTAGCACACAAGGTTTTACCGTCACCGTAAGTTACGCCAGAGCCAGAGAACGCATTGTTCAAGACAGACGCAGCTTTAACCTGCTTGGTGTACGCCATAGCGCGAGCCAATGCTTTGGTATAACGAGATGACAAAGAGTCATACAAGTTATCTTCAATCGCTTCTTCAGTGATTGAAAAGCCCATCGCAATCGTTTCGTGCGTGTAGCGAGCGGTCCATGCTTCCTGCGCATTGTCGTATTCGATGGCAGAGCCTTCGTTTTTAACAGGTGCAGCTGAGAAGCCAGACAGCTTGGTTTCTTCTTCAAAAGAGCGGTCAGAAGTTTCAGTCTCGAAAATTTCTGCGTGCTCTTCACCGTATTTTGCGTACTCCATTCCGAACAGAGCGTTCAGTCCGGGGAGGAGTTCTTTTAGTAGCTGGGCGCGTGAAATTGCCATGTTACATCACTCCTTATACGCCAGTGGCATTGTCATACTGATGACCGGCATTCCACTTAACGTAGGCTTCCGTATAACCACCAGATGAGTTTTTAGTTTCCTCAACCAAACCGATAATACGGAAGGGGAGAGTGTTCGTAGTAGCAGAAGTGTCAGAAATTGCACAACGTGACTTACCGCTAGCGGAATCACCTGTGTTATCTACACCAGCTACGTTTGCGCCGATATCAGTCTGTGCAAGGTCGCCAATAACTGTAGTACCAGATACAACAGCAACTTTGAACAATACATCAGTAGCGTCTACGACGTACGCTTCGATATCGCTAGCGACAGTGCTTGCAGGGTAGTATTGGCTGAAGATCTTATAGCCCAAAACGGGGTCAGTATAAGAACAGCCCATAAATACACCTACAGGTGTCATAGCAGCATCGAACGTGTCGCGCTCTACAGTTCCACCGGTAACCAACTTAACAGCGTCTCCGTTAAAGATTGCAGTAGCGTAACCACTAGCAATTTTAAAGGTACGAGTTACACCTGCATAAGGCGTACCGCTAAGTAGTTTGACCGGAACAAGTCCATAAGGACCACTAACAGCTGGATAAGCCATAATTAGCTCCTATTAAGTTCCTTTTCCAAACGTCACCTTTGTTTTTCTCTCGTTAAACAAAGGCATCCGAGGGTCATTTTCTCTCATTAAGTTGTTATCGACTGATTGCATCTGGGCCTTAGTCTGCTGGTTGTAGTAGTCATTTCGTTCCTCTACTAACTCAACAGGAGCCTTACATAGCATCAAGCCACCGATAACAACATTGTCTTTAAAGCGCTCGTTTTCAACGGAAACCATCGTGATTTCAGGGTGATCGCTTGCTTTCACAGGCTCCCATCCTTCACGCAGTTTTGAGGAAACGTTAGTGGCGTCGGTTTGACCTTGAGTACTGACGCGTACCCAGTGGAATTTGTATCCTTCTTCGGGCTCTGGGTTAGGCAATACCTCTGGGCGTTGCCAAGAGCGCTTTCGGACCGTCTTCTCACGGGTCGTCTGTTCTCTATTGATTCTGTTCTCAGCCATTATCCATTCCTCATTAAATCAGCAACCTGTTTGGCGTATTGTTCAAGCGGTACTCCGAGTCGTTTTGCAATCTGTACCTGTGTTTGCGTTAGTTTCACCTTTTTAGGTGCTGTGCTCCGCGTAGCGGGTGCAACCACATTACTTGACTGTTTTGACTTCCGTTGTACCTCTTGTTGTGGCTCCTCGTCGAATTGATCGGGGAACACTTGTCGCATACGAGCATCAATGCTCTGGTAGTACTCATTACTTTGCGGATCGACTCCATTACTAACTAGTTTTTTATGCAACCCCAGAGCAAAACTAGTCATTTCGTCGTCCGAACCAAACCACGGATTGGCGTCAGCCCATTGTACCGCTTTCTCGTCTGGCTTAATTGGTTCTGGGGCGATAGTGTCCTGTATCTGCGTTTGTACCTCATTCTGCTCCTCTTGTAAAGCAGGAACTTTGAAGTTTTCTACGCGCTCACTACGTAACTTAGCGGTTGTTAGCTTGTCCTGTGCTTCTAGAAGCGCATCTGCGTTACCAGATTCATACGCATCTTTGTATGCACGCTTAGCTTGTTCAAGCTCGGCAGCGACTTGTTTCTTAGCTTGTTCTAGGAGAACACTCTGGTTTTTAGATACAGTACCCTTTAACTTGTTATTCTCATCTACAAGCTTCTGAGCTAACCGTTCCAGCTCTTCTCGCTCGCGCAACGCGGCTTCCTTAGCACGGCGCTCATCATGGTAACCTTTGCTAAAGTGCTGGATACGCTTGCGTACCTTTTCAGAGTACTCTTCTAACTCATCGTCAGTTACTTCAGGCGGGGGTTCAGACGGCTTGCGTCCTCTGTCCGCAGGGGGAGTGTCATCGACTACTTCAATATCAAAGTCGCCGGAGTCTTCCTCAGTTTGCTTACTAGGCTTGACCATATCTTCCGCAGAAGATTTTTCAACTTCCAACTTTTCTTCTTTCTCGTCGTCGGGAAAGCTAAACTCTACTTTTTCAAAAGGCATTATCTATTCCTCATACTCGCTGCACACCACGGGGGTCTGCGACAATAGCTTCGATAGAATCGTCATTCATAAGACGATACTCGACGCCACCTACTTTAAATCGCGTGCCAGTATTAGCACGAAACATTACATAATCACCTACCTTGCACCAAGGCCCAGTCGGGAATCGGTCCATATCAGAATAAGCTTGTTCGCCCATATCCAACACTAGACCAATAATCGACAGAACGGACTCATGGTTCTTTGTTATAGCCGCTTTAAGTAGCCCGCTCTCGAAAGTCTCTTCGACTTCAGGCATAGCAATAAGCACTCTATAACCTACCGGTTTAGGCAGTTGCGCTTCCAGCTCCTCATCAGTTACTTCAATTTTTTCAGCTGCGTCAGTCATCGTCACCATCCATATAATTACGCGAGAGGTCTCCTACGATTGCATGTGCGGAGCGTAGACCCCGAAGTAGCCCGCACACTTCCCTGTACTCTGAGTAGTCCTTTGGACCCCCACTTGACAGGAAATTCTCTGCAGAGGAACACTGTTCCTCGATCTTATCTTGAAGCACGTCAAAGACGGTTTTAGCCATTAATTACTCCTTATTGGTCGTATTTCTACCGCTACTCATAGCTTTTATCATCTCCAAATTGAGCTTGTCGCGGCTCTGCTGCTCCGTAGAGCGGATCTTCACACCTTCAGCTTTAGCTTGAATAGCCACTTCAGCTTGGTCTATCTTCAAGCGTTCAGCTTCTATCATCGCATCGAGCAAGTCTTTCTTAGCCTTACGCTCGGCTTCAGTCTGCCTAGCCTGTACGTCTGCCATGTCTTTCTGTGACTTACGCTGCACTTCTGCTTGCTTGAGCGCCAATTCTTGCTGTTTGAGCTGGAACATCGGGTCTTGTGCTTGCTGTTGTGCGGCAGCTTGAGCGGCCTGTTGCTGCTTGGCTTGAGTGAGCTGCTGTCCGGCGTCTGCCACCAAACGAGACAACTGCACTTCGATCTCTTCCGGCATATCTTGGTTTGGCGCTGGGAGCTGTACGCCCAATTTCTCTTCGATCTGCTGACGGTACTGGAAACCCAAGTGCTCGGCGATATGCGCCTGTAGCGACGCCATGATCTGCTGTGCCTGTGGGTTCTGACCAATCATCTGTGCGACCTGTGGATCCTGCATAAACGCCATGTGCGCCGCAATGTGCGCTTGGTGGTCTTGGTAGATAAACGCCCGCATCGGCTTGCCAACTAGCGCCGCCATGTTCTCGCTGACTGGATCTGTAGGCTCCAAATCGTCCTTCAACGGGATAAGTTTCTCTGCATTCTTAATACCAAGAACCTCTATCATCTGCCTATGTAACTGCGGCAGATCGTATATTTGGGGAGCAGTTTGTGCCATTTGGAGGGCGGCTTGATACTGCACCACGCGCTGTGCCATTGTAGAACTATTGGGATCGCTGACAGGGATAACGTCAACCATCATATAGTCGTCTATCTTGGCTGTAACGTCCCCACGAGACGGGTTGTAAGTGTACTCCGCTGGGGCATACTCAGCCATGATCGCTTTTAGGAGCTTGAACTCCTGCTTCATCGCGTAGTGTACGCGGGCTTGTACCGCCGCCATCGGCTTCAATGTTCGTTCCAACAGAGCCAGAGTGGTGCCAACAGGAGCGTTTGCCGACATATCAGAGACGTTCAAGTCACTGATAGCCCCTAACCTGCGACCTTCGTTTGTGATGCGGTCTAACAACGCAAGCAAAGTCTGGCTAGGCTCCTTGTATGGTAGGGGCATGATGTTGTCGCGTATGCTACCTGACGGTACATCGACATCTCTCCATTCCCCCGGCGGTATAGGTGAGTCATCTCCTTTTATCCGCAGACCACGAGTCTTCAAGCCACCCGGCAAGTTAGACAGTGTACCTGCATCGACAAGCTGTCGGATCAGAGATGTCCCAGCCCGAGCGTACCCACCAATAATGTGGATCAGCCCAAGCCCATAAAACCCAAATCCCGGCACATAGACATAGTGAACGAAGTGCTGACGCTTCAATGTCAACATATCATCCTCGTTCCAGTTTCGGCGTATAGCCAAAATCTCGTTACTGCCGCGATCAATCGTAACTACGTAAGGTTTTGCAATGTCGTCCTCATTATCAATATCGTCTAACACGAGGTCGGCATGTATTTCGTAAATAGCGTAACGGTCGTCGTCCGTTAAGTTAAATCCACCCTCTTCAGCCTTCTTCTGCTCGATATCGGTGTGGAATGACTGTGGTTCACCTAGCTCTACATCCCTGTAAAACCCAGCCGCTTGAAGCTTTTTAAGCTCGTTCTTTGTCTTACGCATGATGTGCGTAACGCGCTCAGCAGACTCAATATGAGACGCACCATAAGGCACGATAACGTCTTCTGCTGGGATGTATACGGCGGTTTGACGCCCTAAATTGGGGTCGTAGTACACCTTTTTAAACGCTGATCCAGCCAATCCTAAGCTGTACAGCATACGTTCGTGCTCAGGGCGGTACTCAACCATTCTTTCAGTGAGTTCGTAGTTCATATCGGCTCTGACGCGCTCAGCAGCCTCTAATTTGTCCTTAGTTTCCTCTCCTAAGATCTTTGTCTTAA